CAACTTTCTATCGATCTTTGTGTTCCGTTCAATCGTGATCTTTTACGCGATGAAATCCAGTGTGGAGAGTTAAGGAAGGCAGTAAGGGAAATGATGCCGGAAAAACTCAATGAACTACAGGAATTAAGCGTTAAGACATGTATGAAAGTAGAAAGGTCCGTTTGCAAGTACTGTGAACCAAGGTTCGCTGAGAAGGTAAACGAGTGGCGAAGTTTCCTTTCTCAGCCGGTTGAGGTGAACCAGGATCATCTGATGAGGTTTCGCGGATCATTCAGATCAAATATTCCTCGTAACTGGAATACTCGTCCTGGTCCATTTATACCTAATGGCAGTGCTTCACTCCTTCACTCAGTTAAGACTGGGGGTAATTGGAACGAGGAATCATTTTCTGACAGGTGTCGTACGGCTCTGGTATTCTCCAAAGGAAAACCTAGAATCGTCACCTGTTATTCTTCGTACAATACTGAGGTTCTCACCCCCCTTCACTCTTCCCTTTACAGTTTCCTTGGCGACATGGGTTGGCTTCTCGTGGGAGATCCAACTGAGGAACATGTCATGTCATTGAATGGTAGTGGTCCTTTCAACAGTTTCGACTATACTGCTGCCACTGATTCAATTAAGAAGGCCTACGTACAGGCTGCCATTGAAGAACTAATAGACACCGCAATTGATCTGGATTTCGAGCAGGCCAGATGTTTGCGTGTCCTCGGTGATTTACGTCTTTTTGACCTGGAGACGGAGATTCTCGGTACTGACTACCCAGAGGGGTATCAGAACTTTAACCGTGGACAGCCTATGGGAAGTGTGATGAGTTTCCCTTTGCTTTGCCTCATTAACAAGACCTGTGTTGACATGTCCTTAACTGACCTGTATCTTGCTCGCAAGATCAGTTTTGCTGAGTGGTCGTCACATCGGTGTAAGATTAACGGGGATGACCTCCTTATCCGGGAACCTGGAGAGAGGACCGATCTTCGTTCAGCTGTGGTTCGCAATGGTGCTGAAATCGGTCTGTCTGTTAATGAAGAGAAGAGTATGGTTTCTGCAGACGTTGCTGAGATCAATTCGACTCTTTTCTCCAGTGGCGGTCGGATGAAAGAGAAGAAGACAAACGCCTCGGCAATCTACATGAAGCCGGAAACGGAAGATGTCCTTGGACTCGCTTTCGAGGCATCAAGGACCGTCCCCGGTTTCGTACGGATTGTCAGGGCAAACGCAAAACTTCTCTCTTTACAGGAGGAAAAGCATTTGGAGACGCTTCCGTATCCTCATATTGCGGCTTGCCGCAAGAATAGAAAGATTCGGAAGGCCTTATTCTCTGGTCCCTCTAAAAGTAAAGTTCAGGTTGACAATCTCTTCCCTGTTGTGAAGAAGCCCCCGGGCTACGTTCTTCAGAGGGAGGAGGAACTTACGGTTATTGGGAACGAGGTAAGGCGTTTAAGGTCGCAGGGAATTGCACTGAACATAAAAAAAGCTGAAGATAAAAGAAAGAAGAAGGAGAAAATCAGTGTCGTACCTTGCAAGAGAACATGGCGATCACTTTTGAGACGTAAAGCTCCTCAGGAAGAAATGGTTCTTTCTATCCTGGAGAAAAAGTATTGGCTTAACGTTAAGGAAGTTGGTTTGCTTGACCCGGATATCGTGTGTCCTCGAGTTGATGATTGGTTTTCATTTCACGATGAGAGTCTTTTTGTCAGCAAGATCGATATGCTTGTATCCGCTCTTAAGTCCTGCGGGATTAGCTCGAAATTGCGTTCGTCGTTGTCTGACGGTTGGTCTGGTGACCTGCTGCCGTTAGTTGACGATGTTTTCTAGTTTTTCC